GCCTGATCGAGTTTGTGAACGCCGTCTGTGCGTATCTTCAAATAAACTCTCAAAAGTACATTGCCGAAGTCTTCAACAAGTATCCACTTTACCGATGACCTACATTGATTTAATTAATCGCTTTTGGGAAGCCTATCGTGTTAAGAAATTTTCAGATATAGACACTGCCATTTACTTTTTCCTGTTAAATGAGTGCAATATTAGAAGATGGCTTAACCCCTTTGAATTGCAGACGAGGAATTTGGAAGTATGCCTTCAGATTTCTCGTAAGACGATTGGAGAGGCGAGAAACAGGCTCAAGCAACGTGGTAAGATTGATTTTATAGAGGCACAAGGGAGAGGTCCGACTATCTATCTTATAGACGGGGTCAATATCAATAATTCGGAGCTTTATGAAAGGTTTTGTGTTTCTGATTGTGTTTCTTCTGAGAAACACGAAGGTAACACAAGTGGAAACACAAAGGTTACACAAAGGTTACACAAAGGTAACACAAACGCAAATTCCACCTTATATATAGAAGACAAAAGACATAAGACTAAAGATAGTAGTGTTGCTGTCGCAACACGCAGTACGCCTCAACGCACCGAACCCGAAAGTCTTTTTGCCGAGGAAGAGAAAAAAGCCGCTAAGCGGAAATCGCCTCCAAAGCCGAAACTGACTTTTGAACCTCCGACCCTCGATGAAGTACGTCGGTACTTCCTGAGTCAAGATGCAGACAATCGACTTGAAAACTGGGAAGAGTCCGCGCAACGTTTCTACGACAACTTCACCGCCGTAGATTGGCGTGACAAGTATAATCGACGCATCACACGTTGGGACAGTCGCGCCAACTCGTGGATAATCGATGACGAAAAACAACAAAACCGAAGACAGAATGAGCAATCCCAAGCAAGTAGACGGGTATCTCCGAGCGGTGGCGTCCCCATCCGAGGCAGAATCACGCCCGCCTGTGGCCTCAAGAGAGGTGACCCGCAAGGAGAAACTTAAATTCCTCGAAGTGTGCAAGTCGGTGTGTCCCGGATTTAAGATTACCGCTAATATGAAACCGTTGCTCAATGACCTCGTCCGATGGTGCCTGATGCTCGACGGCAAACATGACCCTCGCAAAGGCTTGTGGCTATGGGGTAACATAGGCACCGGCAAATCGACCATGCTTGAAATTGTCCGTGAATACTGCCGCGAGATGCGCCCTCCCGCAAGGTACAGGCGCGGTTCCGAATCACGGGCACTGCGTGACGATTGCTGGCACTACGGTTTCAGGATTACCAACATGAGTTTTGTCGCGGGGATTTTTGCAAAAAAGGGATATCCCGGCATCGAGGAGTACATCGCAACCCCCCGTCAGGCGTTTGACGAAGTTGGCAGGGAGTGTATTACCACCGGCTTTTTCGGAAACATGGAGAATGTTTTTCAATACATCATCCAGCGTCGTTATGACCTGCGCCACGGTGATTTTACCCATGTCACCTCCAATATCTCCCCGGACCAGATCGGGACTTTTTACGGGGAACACATTTATGACCGCTGTATCGAGATGTTCAATTTCGTAGAAATGTCAGGAGAGTCATGGAGATGATAGTCAGGTGGATTACCCGCGATGCGGATGCCGTCGCCGCCATCCGCAAACGATTCAACATGCCGAATCACACAACCCTTAACGGCCTGACTCCTGTTGACATCAGGGATGAAGACATGGAGGTGTTTGAGGAATGCGCGCACCGCGGATTTTTTGCGGTGATCCGTCAAAAATGGTGTAAAAATGGCGGCCAATATATTTTTCCATCTCGTAAATAGTGACTAACTTTACTGTATAACTAATTAAAAGTCAAACTAATAAAACCCATTATGGAAATTAGACAAATTCCACTCTCATTGGTGACGCCGTCACCGATGAACCCCCGCAAGACATTTGACGAGGAGGAGCTGCAAGAACTGGCGGACAACATTGAGAAACAGGGCCTCCTGCAACCCATAACCGTGCGCCCGGTCAAGGATAAGAAACAGTTTGCGGTCATAGACGGCAACGCGGACTTCTACCCCGAGTACGAAGTCGTCTGCGGTGAGCGGCGTTTCCGTGCTTTCCGCAAACTCTCGGACAAGTGGGGAGAAACGGATGTTATGGATGCCAACGGAGAGCCGGACAACCGCTTTTCGGCAATTTCCGCCATCGTGCGGGAAATGAGCGACGACGAAGCCTTTGACGCGATGATTACCGAGAATCTTCAGCGCAAGGACGTTGACCCCATTGAGGAGGCATTCGCATTCGATCAGCTTATCCAAAAGGGGAGAACTGCTGAAGAAGTAGCGGCCCGTTTCGGCAAGTCTGTGCGCTTTGTTCAGGGCAGGGTCAAGCTCAACAACCTTATCCCGGAACTGTTGCTCGCAGTCCGTGACGAGAAGATGAGCCTCGTTGCGGCGAGGCTCATAGCCAAGCTGGGCGATGAAGACCAACGCCGGTTTTATTCGCAGTACAAGAACAACTACTATGGCTATAGTAAAACATCTGCCGAAAACTTTGTCAGGGAGTTGTTCATGACGCTTGACGAGTCTCTTTGGTATAAGAGTGACGACCAAGCCGACGAAGAATTTGAGGGAGGGTGCGGTCGCAAGTGCTCGATGTGCGCCAACAATACCGCCAATCACGGCTGCCTGTTTTGGGAAATGAAAAGTCAGGATGCCGGACGCTGCACGAGCCGTCCTGACTTTCAGGCAAAAACACTGGCATTCCTGCTAAAGGAGGCAGACCGCATTTCCGACAGCCTCGTTAAGGAAGGCGAGCCTCTTGAATTTGGGAAGACGGTCCTGTGCATTCAAGATGAGCATGTATCCGACAACGTGGAAGTAAAAAATATTGTAGCCGGTATAAGGGCGATGATGGCCCAGCGAGGCTATCAGATAGTTAACCCGTATGCTTGTTTTCAAAGCCGCTGTTTTTATAAACTGGAAGACGAAAGAGCTCAGGACTTGCTTAAAAACGGCAAGGTGTACCGCTGCCTCAATATTTTCAATTGGCGCACACCGCAGATTCAACCGGAGATATGGTACCTTAAAAAGGACGACAGCAGTATCAATGCCGATCGTGACGGCGTACCGTACCAAGTAAGGGAAATCCTTAACAGTCTCAAAGGCGAAGAAGACAGCCTGAAATATTCTTACGCAACGGCAGGGGCGGAAGCTCTTAACGAGTGCAGTCCGTCGGGAGACCCCCTTACCGAGAAAGAGCGGGTCATGCTCCTCACCTGTATGCTCAATAACAACTACTCGCTTTGCGGCAGGCTCGGGATGGTTGCGAGCCAGTCAACCGACCCCGATGCCGTGCACGAGTATGTCACCGGCCATCCCGAGATATGGGCGGCGATAATGAGGGCATGGATGTTTCAGCAGATAAACGGGGTACATGCCAATCTAAGTGTTGCCATGCCAATGCTTGACGAATTTGGCAATAAAAATTGTCCGGAGTCGTATCAGAAGAAACGGGACAACGTGTTGTCAAAATTCAACAAGAGCAAAGCCAAGGCGGAGAAGAAACTCAAGGAACTCGGCTATGGCCTTGATGGCAAACCGCTCGTGGTAACAAAGAAAGTTACTACTCCCAATCCCGACGGCAAAACTATCAAAAAGCAGTTCAAGGCAATGAAAGCCAAGCATCCCGACACAATCCTCATTTTCCGCATCGGTGACTACTATCAAATTTTCAACGAGGATGCCGAGATTGCGGCCCCCATACTTGGCCTTAGTCAAGCCCCGTGGTGTATTGACCTCACACTCAACCAGTGCGGATTCATTCATAGTGCTCTTGACACTTATTTGCCAAAACTTATAAGAGCAGGCAAGCGAATCGCACTCTGCAAGCAACTTGAAGAACCGAAAAACAAGAGCCAAAAAGGAGAATAAGAAATTCCTTTAAATCACATCATCAACTCAAGCGCGGCACTGCTCAATCAAAGGGCGGTGCCGCTTGATTTACTATGGAATATGGCAATAATCAGACCGCCTCCCGGCAATCGCGAAAGAGATAACACCAGTCATTCACCTAACCCAATTCTTTACCAATGGCAATAACGCTGAACAAAAGCGCTATCCGATGCGAGGAGATAGCAATCGCCAGTGGTAAAATAACCTCCAATTCATCGGCTCGGCCATTGCTTTATGACATATCCCGGAATTGGCGTGAGTTACTTGATGCGTCAAGTTTCCAAAGCGACAATCCCGGACGATGGAGCGAGAATGAAGAAGCTGCGGCAGAGGTTATGATTTCCACTATGACCTATCTTCAGCGCATTGGTTGCAAGAACATCGAACAGTTGCTCAAGGACACCATAGAGCGACACGCCCGGCAAAATGAGTAGGTTTCGTTAATGGCTATTCTGATGATGTAAATTGATGATGTTAAATAGCAATGACCGAAAATACAATTTTAGCAATCGGCCTCTTGGATTTCAACAAGGGGCAACTTCAAGGACTCCCGAAGAATCCCCGGTTCTTTCGGGACTATCGCTATGAGGCGATGAAAAGGAGCATTGAGGAATCTCCCGAAATGCTTGAACTCCGTGAACTAATCGTCTATCCATACCCGGAGGGGCGGTACATAGTCGTTTGTGGCAATCTGCGTTTGCGTGCCTGCAAGGAACTCGGTTACAAAGAGCTTCCGTGCAAGATTCTCAACCCTGAAACCGATGTGAAGAAGTTGCGCGAATATGCCACAAAGGACAATGTGAGTTTCGGCGAGAATGATGTTGACGTGATGATCAACGAATGGGACAAATCAGAGTTGCAGGATTGGGGTGTTGAGTTCGCCCCGGAAAAGAAAACCGATGAGTTCAAAGATCGGTTCGACTCCATCACCGATGAAACTGCAATATATCCTCTGGTCCCCAAATACGATGAGAAACACGAGTTGTTCATCATTCAGTCCGGCAACGAGGTTGACAGCAACTGGCTCCGTGAGCGTCTTGGAATGCAGCGTATGCGCTCCTATAAGACGGGCAAAGTGAGCAAGAGCAACGTTATTGACGTTAAAGATGTCCGTGTCGCATTGGAGGGCGAGAGAAAATGAGCAATCTCAAAATCGTAATCCCCTCGCATAAGCGACATGATAGAGTTTTCGCCAAGAAACTTGTCAACAACCCTATCATCTGTGTTGCCGAGAGTCAGGCAGACCTCTACCGCCAATATAACCCGGAATGTGAAATAGTGACGCATCCCGATGATGTCGTAGGTCTTATCCCCAAGCGCAATTGGATGGCCCGGCATTTTGGCGACCTTATGATGCTCGATGACGATGTTCACGTTGTCAAAACCCTCTTTTGCGAAAGGGGTGAGACTGGAGTAATCCGCGACCCGGACCAGATAACCCACATAATAGAGTCCTTGTATGAGTTGGCGTGTCTGCTCGATGTTCATTTGTTCGGGTTCACCTCTGCCATATCGCCGGTGATGTATAACGAGTGGGGGTATTACTCTCTCTCGAAGATGATCACCGGTTGCGCCTATGGTGTGAGGTATAACAAGAATGTCTGGTGGAATGAAGAAATACGGCTCAAAGAAGATTTTTGGATTTCGTGCTACATGAAGTTCAAAGAGCGCCGGATTCTTACCGACCTCCGCTACAATTTCGCCCAAAAGGGTACTTTTGTAAATGCCGGAGGGCTGGCAGCGTTCCGAAATCAGGAAGAGGAACGCCGCTCGATACTGTTCATCAAAAAGCATTTTGGTGACAGCATCAATATCAAAGGCGCAACCAACAACGGCAAAGACAAGACAAAGCAGCTCGTGGAGTACAACATCTCCTGCAAGTTCAAATTCTAACCTGCTGATTATCCGCTGAAAATGGCGTTAAAATGGGGCTCAATCTGATTGCATATATCGTCATTTTTGGCTAAATTTACCGTAGTAAACCACCAAATAACAGCAAGTTATGATAATACGAACAATAAACGGCTACGATTTCTTTGAGGTCAGTTCAGCCATGCAAAAAGCAATCCGGCGGGCCGATGCCCGAGTTGCCGGATACTTTGCTCTGGAGTTATGGCATAGCAACTATCGGGATTATGTATGGAAACGACTGTTTACCATCAGTGCCGAGGATTGCTACGGACTCATCACGAAAGAGATTGAGGCTCTTTGGCAGGGCCACGAGTTAGTCAACAAAAACAAGACTGAGCCTAAAGGCAGAATCTTCGTGAGCAAAGCGGTGCTGCTCCTGTGCGAGTGTCGCAAGAGCCGAGACGCTGATCATCTGCAAAATCTTGTCTATGACCGCAACGATGTGGATGTTGAGCGGTGGATAGATGATGTAAGACATTATCCAATCCCCATACCGTCTTACACATTCGATGTTCACACTCGAAAGGGTAAGAAGTACGGCAGAACAAAAGCAGAGTTCATCCGTGAAGAGTATGAGGCGTTACAGCCTCGGGTACCGGGTCTGTTCGATGACCTTGTGCCACCTCAATCAAGCAATCTATTCAGCGGCCCTGACCAGAAGTCTGAGCCGCTTTAATTTTCCGACAAAATGAATCTACCACCCTTAGACAAAGAGATGCTGGCAAAGATGGGCATTGCACCAAACGCGGTGCCCATCCGCCCGGCATTAGATTTTGGCATTCATATACCGCCCAGAATAGAGCCTCAACCCTTGCGGAATTCATCATCGGAGAGGAAAAATGTCAGTAAAAGTTAAGGTGATAAAATGGTGTTCATTCTGATTGCAACATCCGTTTTTTATGGCTAACTTTACAGTGTAACAAACTAAAAGTCAAACCAATAAAGCCGAGATAACAATGAAAACAATCGCTGACCTCAATGCTCTTATTCCTACCATCGTGGACCTCATCCGCAACAATGACCACGAAATCGGAGACTCCTACATTGAACAAGACGAGGATGGATGGGGACGCTGCGATGAACCTGCCTCCAACTACCTCTGCTATGAGGAAGATGGATGGCTCATAGAGATAAGCTATGAGTGCTGTGGTGAGTCTTACAATGCCCCCGGCGATTGTTGGACTCCTCCCTGCTACGACCTCATAAGAGCTTGTGGAGAGGTAACGGAAATCCTCGCCTCCCACTATGATGAAGAAACAGGAGACGAGACTGAGTTCAGCGAAGATGATGTAAATAAACTCTGGATTGCTCTTGATGAAGAGCTGAAAAATATTGCATAAGTCAAACCAATAAAACCATCAGCTATGAATGTGAAAGAACTTATAGCCAAGTTGCAAAAACTACCTCAGGACAAAGAAGTGAGGTATGCAGTCAACAAGGGTCGTAGAAAGCGAACCCTCTGCGCTATCAACGACATCGAGATTTATGAAAACGCATTGGTAATCCTCCAATTCAAAGATAGATGACACGGAAAGAGAGACAAGAGGCCCGGGCGGAGCGTTACCGCCAAATCGCAGAGAATGCCGATAAGAGAGCCACCGCCGCTTTCAATGCCAGCAGCGCCGCAGTAGAGAACATTCCCCTCGGTCAGCCTATTCTCGTCGGCCACCACTCTGAGAAAGCCCACCGTCGCGCTCTGGTACGTTCCAATGGTGCCATGATGCGGAGTGTGCATGAGAGCGAGAAAGCGGCATACTATCGACAGAAGGCCGAGGCAGCCGAGAACAACAATAATATCTATCTCGGTGATGATGACGCGATAGAGCGTCTGAAGAAGAAGATTGCCGAACTCACAGCACTTCAAGAACAGATGAAAGGTGCGAACAAGATTATCCGGGTCAAGAGGCTGAGCGATATTGAGAAGATTGATGCACTTGTCCATCTTGGAATATCAAGACCAAAAGCGAATAAGATGGTCGGTGCGCAAATCATCTTCCCTAGTTACGCCCTTACCAACAATAATGCCAAAATCAGTGCCGCGAGAAAACAGCTTGCAAAGGCCGAGGCGTTAGCGTCAAAAGATGATCGAGAGTACACCATTGAGGACATAACCATTGAGGAGTGTTACTCTGAGAACCGTGTACGCATCTATTTCCCCGGCAAACCCGATGATGAGATGAGAACACAATTGAAACGAAATGGGTTCAGATGGGCACCGTCAATTGGATGTTGGCAAGCCAACATCAACCACTGGACCCTAAGTTTCGTGAATGAGATAACTAAGTCAAACCAATAAAACCGCATCAGAATGGGATACAGAATCCATGTTGCAGAGGTTTATCAGGTCAAACACCACACCTTTGACTGTTTCAGCAACAAGCAGGACGTAATCAATAGACTCCTCTATGAGGAATGCCCGGATTTAAGTTGGCAGGGCGAAGATGTCGAGAGCTCCGAACATCTTGAAGTCTATCGGACAGACCTTGCCAATCTCATTGCAAAAATCATCTGCAACCGCACAGAGTTCGAGATTTGGCGAGAGAAAAATCAGATAGAAGATTCGCTTGATACCATTATTGGCATAATCGCCAAATGGATGTCCCTCGGCGACCCTCGCAATGATTATGTAGTCTTAACATGGTTTTAAAAAGTAATAACATGACCAACGAACAGATTGAAAAAGCAAAAAACGACTATGCTCAAAGCATAATCGACTCATTCGGGCGCAGCGGCGTCCCATGCGGCATATCCAATATTCGCTTGATGATTGCCGACGGGTTCAAAGCCGGAGCCACCGAAGCCCTCGCCTCGCAGTGGAAAGACCCAAAGGTTGAGCTGCCGGAAATTCCAGATGGTAAGAAGCTGATACGAGTGCTTGCATGGGTTGGTGACGAGCCTCTTGTGTGCTGGTACACTTGTCATGGACGATTTATCACCACGCTTGCCGCCAAAGAGAAGTATTCCTACGATAGCCTTAAAGATGTCAAGATTCACCTATCTTCTGAACGTGAGGATGTGACTGAGATAGTAACTGCGTGGCTCCCCATCCCGCCGCTGAAAGGAGGTGACGTATGACACCCGAAGAAATCACGAAGCTGGCTGAGGAGTATGCCGTGGAAATAACCAAAGGCATGGCTAAGACCCTTGACGAACCGAGTTGTCTGCTCAACGAGACCAAAAGTGCGACAGAGGAGTATATCACAGACTTTATGCGCTGGCTTCTCCGCACTCACTGCATAGTCGGTAAGGAGTTTGTCAAACGGCAGCGACTCGTCATTGAACATGACAAAAAATTGATGCTTGAAAAGCCTATTGGCGAAAAGATAGCTTTAGCTGGAGTCTATCAAGCTAAACTTGAATTGATGGATAAACTCTTTGGCTCCGACACCTTTGACGAAACTGATAAATGACGGAAGTATGAAAGCAAGGATCGCCAAAAAGATATACTATCACCGTTGGCACACTGAATCTAAACAAGGTAAGCAAAAGCCATCATTATGAAAAAAAAGAGAATACTTGGTATATTAGTCCTGCTATGCCTTGCGCTAAGTGCTACATGGACGGGGCTCGCTATTTATTATGCAG